CCGCAAAATCGGCTTTAAAACTGTTCATGGTATTAAATAATAAGTATTTTGCTTTACTGGTCTTAACATCAATCTTGATACCCGAAAAGTCAAAATCCCAACCAGGATCACCGCCAGGGTGCAAGTCTAGGTTTACAGGCACGCCCAGCACTTTACTAACCGCCCACTCACCCGCCATGCCCTCTCGTGTAATAGCGTAGTCATCCCGCTTTTGATCTATCCGCTTGGTACTGACATAGCCAAGATCACGCTTGTATGCCCAACGCTCATGCGCTGCCCAAGCAATCTCGTAGGTATCAAGCTCGCTCAGTTTGACTATCATTTAATTGTTTCCGTAAAGCGTTACATTCTTGCGTTAATAAATCTATTTCAGCTTGTTGCTGGCGTAGCATGGTGGCTGCATCAAATCTAAATTTATCAGCCCAATCATTTTCTAAAGCATCAGCTAGTTCATTTGCGTTCATATTTATCCCCTGTTAGTGCCAACTTGCCCAAAAAGATGGTTGGCGCACCTTACCTAACTGTTCTCTTGTGGAGAACTCGATTCTGAACTATCGGAGTGGATCTGTTCAATAATGACTCTGATGCCACCACCTTTAATCGTTACGCCACGCACAATACTTAATTCATCTACCTGAAAATCATCGGTAAACACACCTGCATCTCCTAGCGCATCTAAAACAGACTTGATACGATTATCAATGTCAATCTTCCGCTTATCTCTGGGAAACAGCACCATTGAAATTCGCAATTTACTATCTCCTAATCTGGGTACTCTGTATTCAATTACATAATCGGCAACTGCTTTTTAAACAATCTGCCTTCTTTTGAAAGCAAGGTTCTACCATTCCAAGTACGCCAATAGGTGTTAATGGAGGGTGGAAAGGGTAGAGTTAAAACAAGCATGGGTGGAGTTCAAATCCTTCTTAGATCTGAAATCTCTGCGAGCCATAGATCTGAATAATGTCATTGAACCCCATAAATCAAAACGGTACTTCGTTGTCGTTACGGTTTACCTCTTTAGGGTATTGCGTATCTGCATTAGGTTTCCAAGTGTCCTCAGAAAGACTAATGAGCTGCCCTTTAGGGGTGTTCTTAGTCCAGCCAGCAATCTTGAGAGTTTGCCCTGCCTTGTAGTCCTCAGAGAGTAATAGCGTGCCTTTCCAATCAGGCGCTTTCTCATGCTTTTTATCAGTGTTTTGAAACAACACTCCTTTGCCCATTTGGGCGATATGTCCATTAGCCATTTTGTAATTCCTTTCTGTAAAGTTGTAATCGGGAGAGAAACTTTGCTGTCGTATTGCCGTCAAAAGTTTTTGTATAGTTTGCATTGCAATCTCGCAGTTGATTGATCTTGGCAAGGCGCTCCTCATCGCTAAACTTCTTAGATTCGTGGATCTTAGCGTGCATCTCTGCATAGCCATCAAGCCAATCTTCCTTGTTTAGATAAGTGGCATAAGGTTCATCGTTGCCAGGGATATACATCGGAATACCAAGATCATCCTTAATGTTCTCAATAAAAATAGCATCATTACCCGCCTTGATCGTTACGACTGGGGAAATAACTTCGACCTTGCCCATTTCTTTTGCTGGTTCAAAGTCTGCCACTTCTTCAGGTGAGTAGAACCCTGTAACTGATCCTGGAAACACGCTTCGTATACCTTCTGAAATACATCGGCTTCGAAGCATTGCTCTGGGAAACTTCTCCCATCCTGAGCCTGGTTTGACAAGCCCGATTCTTTTCGCTTGTTCGATTGTCCAGGTAACGGCAAGGCTACCTCCGTTGGGGTGACTAAATAAGCCTGTAACCTTCTCATCGCTGTAAACCTCCCATTCAACTTTACCACCTGCATTTTGAAAACGGGCAAGCATGGCATCTGCTTTAAGAGCTGGTCTGCCTTGGATAATGTGAAAATCCCTAGCAGCCGTAGCGGGGTGCAAACCCTCCGCCTGGGCTACCGCCATAAGAGCAAGTACGCTGTTCTTATCCTTCATTCCAAATAAACCAGAAGCAGCTATCGCACCTGCCATCTGATCCATCTCATTAAAACTGATTATGTTAGACATGGATTATCTCCGCTAGTGTTAGGACTAAATCAATGACAGAGGTGGCTGCCATAACCCAAATTGCTATATCTATTGAGTTCATTTGACTAAGAACCTCCGAGATCCTGGCTGCTCGACAATAAACTTCTCATAAATGTCTGGCATCGCCTTTTTAAACAAATCGCTACTAAAGCGACTGCTAGACTTAGAGGACTTCCAAGTGACTAAGGATGATCCATCTACTGATCTGATCTCTTGCTTTTCTGCCATAAGGTTACGAATTTGAACCTCGATATTCTCCTCCGCACTTTCAAGATTCTTAATTTGATTCTTAATATCTCGTAACTGAGCAACAGCCATCTCCACTTGACGAGTAGCCATAATGACTTGATCCGTTGATTCTGGGAACATGATCTTAGTCTGCTCAATGGTTTGTGCAGCAGGGATAGTATTAGCCTGGCAATATCCCCACACCTCTGCCATTTTTTTGATGAGGTCATCTTTTTCCTGATCGCTAATATCAAATTCAAAGCTCTGGAACTCTTGACCACCAAAAACAACAGCCAGATAGATTTTTTGTACCCCATGACAAGCAGCTTCATGCACCAACTGAGCATAATCCGCAGCAGGAATACGATTAGTATCGCTATCAAACTTATTTCGATGGGCTGCATTGTAGTTTTTCGCTTCAACTAGAGCCAAACCATCAGCGCTAATAAAATCAAAATGGCTGCGAAACCAATCATGGCGAGGGTGAGTAATAGAATAGTCAGCATCTTTTAACTCCATCTTATGTTTGTCTTGAAACAGTCTGCCAACCACAGGCTGCATGATGTGACCAAACTGCACCGCTTCCACTTGAGATAAATCAGGCAACTCCTTCTTACCTTGCTTTTCCAGGATGACATCCACCATCTTGCCATTGGCTACCTTTCTGCTATCGCCTGACCAAATCGCAGCATTGCGAACTGCTGGTTCAAAATCTCCACGATCATTCATCATGCACCTCGACTAAGTATGTTGCAAAGTGCAAGTAGATGATTAACTTGCTTGCGATAAAACTCAACTTGACCAAGTAAATCGTTGATCTGGTCAATGCCTTGTTTAATCCCATCATCTTGTCGTTGTATTAACTTGTTTAATCTAGCTATCTCTAGCTGTTGTTTGCTTAGTCTTCTAGCTATCTCTAGCTCTGGTTTGCTTATTCTTGGCATGCTTATCTCCCAAAAGGTATGTTGGATAGATCATCTTGATCTTCAAATGAATACAACGGTCTTTCAGCAAGTTCAAAGAACTTGCCGATCTCACCGCAGCTCTCGGCTGTGTTCCAGCCACGCTCATTAGTACAAAGGGAATAGCGGGTTGTGCCATACACTAGGTCTATCCTAGCTGTTTTAGCGCAGGTGCTATCTTCTGCCTGGTAGTGTTTGCAATCAACACAAAAGTATTGTGATTCCATGCTGGTACTCCTTCTCTAGTTAGGTCTTGAATGATTACTACATGAACGACAATACACGATTATTTAAGTTCATGCAAATAATTTTGTAATCGTTGCTAATCCACTACACTTAGTACCACTCCCCTACAGGGGATGCCTGTGGATAAGTCTGTGGATAAGCTGTGGATAACTATTGATGAGAGCTGCATAGTCTATAATATATATATAGTCTATTGTCTATACGACTTATATACTTCGTATTCTATACTTCGTATTCTATACGGTATCTATATCTATTCTATCTCTATATCTATAATAAGTAGATCGTATAACTTACGACCAATGCTTAAAAAACAGGCATGGGGTACTTGGGGTACTTGGGGTTCTCAACTGCCGACCTTCTAACCATCTTAGCCAGAATGATCCTCCCACGCTCGCAGCTCTGCTAAAAAAGGTTCTAGCTCTTTCTTTTTACTGCACGCATGCGTATGAACTATCTAGTGCCTTACCTTGTAGTTGGGTATGTCAAATTACTCTTGAGCACTTTAAAACTCAAAAGTCAAATTGCTAGTCATAAATATTTTTACAATAGCGTTTTTTTAAAACCGTTTTAAACCGTTTTTAAGGCAAAAAAAAGAGTAGCTATAAGCTACCCTATCAAGTGAGAGAGAAAAGCGCTCTATAGTGCCATTAAAACCCAAATAAACGGGATTGTAACAATGGCACAAGCTATCAAAATGCACTTATCTATTAAAGTATCGTGATAGATCAAAATAACCTCCCTTTTTTGACTGTAGATAACCAGGCATTAAAACTAAGCGCCTGGATACCTTGTTTAGCGCTCCAATAGAGATAAGCGCTATATTTTTGCTTAGTAGTGAAAAATTGACGGTTAAATTTACAATCGCTTAAACCATGTGTTTTCATTTCAGTAAGTAAACTCATGGCTGCTTATCCCATGCCTGGCGCATTGTTTCATTAAAGGTATGAAAATTGGCATCATTAAAAGCATTTTGCATAGTGTCAAAAATTGCTTGCCCATCCCATTTAAAGTA